CGTTCCGATGTTCGCATCGCAGTACGGCGTAACCTTCAGCACACCTTCGGACCAGAACGGCGCAGAGATTCCGATCTGGCAAAGCTCGTTCGCGATGTCCATCGCCGGACGCTGCGTGACGTAGGCCGGGGAGATCGCGATGTTCGCGGCCGAGGCGGCGCAGTAGTTGCTGAAGGCGGTCAGGCTGCCGACCTGCGCAACTGGAAACGAGACACCGTAATTGGCGCTCTTCAGCAGATCGTCCAGCAGATATGCAGGATTCATGTCGGTCGAATATGCCGGACCCCACGCGACAGCGCCTGGGCTCGGCAGTGGAACTGGGCTAAAATCGGCAGTGACCACAGCCGCGGTGTTCAAACTGGCGATCGGGTACCACGCGCCGACCGCAACACCGGCAATCGCCCCCTGATCGCTGAGATTCTTGAAGAAGTGCAGCACGCCGTTCGTCGCATCGTACCCGACGTCGATCACGTCGCCGGTGGTAAACGTCGCGCCGTAGGCAACGCCGGCACCGCCCCCGCCGGCGTTGAACCGCTTGTTCCCACTCGATGAGCGGTATCCGTAGGATTGCACGTTGTCCCCGGCTTCCGCGCCGTCCAAGTAAGGCGTGACGTTTGCGATCCCCACGGTGACCCCCGCACCGATTGCCCCTATGGTGAACTTACAAGCCCAGCTTCCCGTGTTGTAGGAAGTGTTCCCCTCCTCGTTGACAAAGAACGCGGCCCCGTCCTGCGTCCCGGTCAAGTTCCCAGGACCGGAGAGATTGATGTGAGAGCTGTTAAATCCTATATTGCCGCCCCAATCGCTGTATGGCGTTGCCTGCGCGTAGACGCCAGATAGTCCCCCGACCTCGAACGACAGGTTCGGCAGGCTGGTCGATGCGGCGAGGTCGTAGGCCGCAGTCGCCTCGTAAGCGAGGCCGCGGTAGTTGTAGGCGTCCGCAGGGTGCTTCGAGACGAGGTAGCTCCACGGCGACTGCGCATAACCGCCCAAGAATCCGGTCAATCCGAGCGCTGCCTCGGTGGTGATGTTCTTCTGCTCCCACACCTGCCCGACGCCGCTGATCGGCCCCTCGCAGAGTCCGATGGCGATCCCGACGGTGTACGAGTACGTCGTTGTGCTTGTCGTAACTCCGCCTCCGCCGCCCTTGCCGCCGCCGGAGGACTGCGTGTCGGTGTGCGGCACGGCGGTGAAGTCACCGTACCAGATATTGTTCCCAGTGATGCGCGTGGTGCCGTAAACGATGGAAATCGGCACGCCCTGCGCCGAGTTCTGCACCGAGACTGCGCCGACGGCGGTCGCAGTGTTGTTGATCTGCGTCTTCTTGCCGAAGAGGAATCCCACGTCACATCCTCCGCGTGTACAGCAGGCGCTCGTGCCGCGATAGGTCCCCGAGCGTCGCGTCACCCCACACGACGCCCTTCTCCTTGCGGAAGGCGTGGATCAGCACCGGCCACTCGGTTACGACGGCCGCGTGCGCGAAGCAGCGCCCGAACTTCCAGATTGCCACGTCGCCCGGTAGCGTCGCATCGGTCGGAACCATATACTGCCCAAGCCAACCAAGGAACCGCTCCTCCTCGCGGTGGAGCATCCAGTCTACCGGGTACTCGCCTGTGTCGAACGCCTCGATCACGCCAGCACCGGAGAAGACACCAATGAGAAGTTGCGCGCAGTCCACGCCGGCTCCCTTGATCCTGGCGTTGTGCACCCATGGCGTGCCAAGCCAGCTTTTTGCCTCTTCGACGACGGCTGCGCGCCAGGCGTCCATTTCAGTACGCAGTCTCAGGCGCGGGGATCGTGGGGTGCCCGCCGAAGTTCACCAGGTTACCGAACGCCGTGCAGGCCGCGACTGTTTTAGCACACCCTGGGTACACCGTGAATGTGTCGCCTATAGCAGGCGCGGCGTAGAGCGAGAACTCCAGAGTGTGCACGCCGGGAGTGTAGGTGTTCACGGAGCGCATGAGACCGTTGTTCACGCCCGAGGTGAATGTCAGCACTCCGAGGTTCCAGTACCCCGACGCCTGCGCCATCGCCGAATTGATTACAAGCTGCGTGCTCCCTGCGGCAGCGGTCGAGGCAACGGTAAGCGCTGCCCTGGTCAGCGTGCACCCCGCATCATACAGCTCGTGCCGGCAAGGTGCCTGAAACACGTTGCGCGGGAGCATCACGTTCAACAGTTCCAGGTCGGAGTTCACGTTCATCACCACACCGGTGCGCGTGCACTCGATCTCTGCCACTCGGCCGACGAACATGATCAGCGCGCCGGCCGAGGTGTCCGCTGCAGCGCCAGGCAGCGTCGGTGCAGGCAGAAACGCGCGCTCCAGCTTCAGCCGTGCCCCGTCGAAGCCGCCCTGCCTCGCGAACTGCGCTACCGGCACCCCGTTTATCTGCACGGTCGAGTTGACGAGGAAGTTAACCTCCAGTGTATCGACCTCGATTCCGATGATGCAGCGCGCCGGCCCACGGGTCAGCGCCGGATAAGCCGCCGAACCCCCAGCGGCGCGGAAAGTGCTGCTGCCGAAGACCACGTCGCCGTCCCAGTTTGTGTAGCGCAGCACGTTGCCGTTGGCGAGCATGATCGTGAACAGGTCACACATCACGAAGCGCTGCGAATTTAGGAGGGCGATCATGCCTGCGGTGGCGGTCTTCATACCTTGTTCTGCGTCGAGCCGATCAGCTGCAGCTGCATCAGGTCCCACAATCCGCTCATGTGCTCATTGAAGTCTAGAGAATCGGCGACGAACCGGCAACGGTAGTAGAACGTTCCGTTCCATGTGATCGCAGCGTTCGCGGCAGGAGCGGTGCCGAACGTCACCAGACCAGCACCATCGACGGTGTATTTCCCGGCTCCCGCACCGTGCGGAATGTTCGACGCGTTATTGTAGACAGAGGTGATCACGTTCGGGTTCATCACCAGGTCGACCGCGTTGGCGGTGCCGTTGCCGTACGTTCGCGCGAGCTGAAAGGTGGTCGTATTGCCGTCTCCGGTGCCGAAGCTCTGAGATGCCGCCGTATTGTCAGTCACGTCGTTGAACAGGAAGTTGTCGAATGATCCCTGCCTTGCGTTGAAGAATCCCATCACAGCTTGCAACTCACCGAACGCCGCCGCGTCTCGCAGCATGTCGTGCGGGAGCGTGAACGTCATCAGCGGGTACTGCATGAACGCCGCGCGGTACTCCTTGCCCGAAACGGCGCGCTGAATCTTCGTGCTGAACAGCGGCTGCTTGACCACCGGCCATGTCAGGCCGACGAGCGCTGGGAAAACGGAATTGCTCATCTTGCCACCGTCGGGGTGAAGTTGCGCGCCTGGCGGCGGATCGCGTCCGAGAGCGCAGGGCCGTGATCCATGAACAGCTTGCGCACGCCAGCCGCATCGACTGCGCTGATGTTGATCGTCATCGAGCCACCACTCGTACTACCAGAGGCCATCCCACGCACGGCATTGGCGAGCGGAGCCGGTAGCACCATCTCCTGGGGGTGAAGTTGCGTTATTGGACTAACCCCGGACGGGACATCATAACCACTGGAGGCGGACATCATCTTGTACGCTCCCGCGAGCGCGACGCCACTCAATGCTATCGCTGCCGGTATAGCATATGGTCCCATCACAGGTGCCAAGAACTCCACGAATCCCGCGAACGCGCCAGCAATCGAAGTCCCAATAGATTTCATCGCGGTTGCTGCCTGTGTTGCTAACGAAGTAACCGCTCCTGCCTCCTCTACTGAGGTTCGTGCGGCGGTACCTTCAATCACAGCCCCTGTTTTTGCAGTCTCTACGGAAATGAAACCGAGGCTTTCTAGTTTCTTCTTGAAGATCGAAGCAAGCGTGGTTGAATCTTCTAAGGCTGCTCTCTCTACTGATCCTGCCTTCGTGGTCGCCAATTTCCACGCCTCCAGCGCACCCCACTTCACCATCATCCCCGTGCACATACTCAGGAACTCCATCAAGATGCTCTGGAAGATGCTCGACATCCCTTTCTGCAGCGTCGTTGTGCCCATGATGATGCCCTTCACCGTGGTGTCGAACGCGGTGGCGATCGGCTGGAGCATCCCCTGCCACTCCTTCTGCTCGGCGAGCAGCGTGGCGTTGGTGTTCTTCTGGAGCGTAGTCTGAAACGTTGCGTTGAACTTCGCCAGCGCGTCCAGATGCTTCTGGTACTCCTTCTCGTCACCCTTGTAGAGTTCTGCCATGCGAGCATACTCGGTGGCCTCGGCGTCGTGCACCGACTGGAGATACTGGCGCTCGATCGTGAGCTTCTGCGCGGCGGTAATGGTTCCCATCGCCACCTGCTGATCGAGATAGTCGTTCTCCATCTTCGCGCCTTCGTCGATCAGCGCGATGCGCGATTTACTTGCCTCTTCCTCAATCGCCAAAGATTCCTTCGCTGCCTTCCGCTTTGCGGCCTCCATCTCGACCGTGTTCTTCATGGTGTCGAGACCCTGCTGGGCATCTAGCAGGACTACCTTGTTCAGCTCCGCCGCGTACTGCTTGGAGCCCTCCTTGTAGAGATTGACCTTGTCTAGCATCGCGCCGCGCTCTAGGACGTAGACCTTATCTTCAGCCTCCTTGACCAGATTAATCTTCTCGATCTCGGTGATGCGCTTGGCGTCCGCCTCGCCTTTCAGAAACTCGATCCTCGTCTCCAGCGACTTCTTAGCGAGCGCTAGTTCCAAGTCGGCCTCGGAGGTGTCCACTGTACCCTTCGCCTTTCCTGTGTACCTTCCCTCTCCTCCTGGCTTCTGAACATCTGCGACCTTAGTCGGCACGTTACCACCTAGTACAACGTTCTGAATGTCGGCCTTCATCTTATCATTAATGGACTTGATGTTGGCTGCACCTTTAGCTACAGCAGCCTCAACCTTAGCCATCCCGACGCCCCACGCCATGTCGATCGCGCCACCTGGTGTTAATGCTGCTTTAACAACTCCGCCGAACCACTGGAGGTTCTTGGCTGTAAGATCGACCAGGTAGTCGATGACCGCGAAGGTCGTCTGGAATGCTGCGCGCATCCCGATGGCCGCGATCTGGATCAAGTCCATCGCAGCCTTGAAGTCTTGCATGGCGGTGTATCCGCCACCTTCTTTCCCGAACGTCCCGAGAAGTGCCTCAAGGCTCAATTTACAGCCCTTGACGATCTCATCCACCAGGGCCACGAATACTTCTTTGGTAGCGTCCACGATTACGATAAAGGTCTGTAAAGCCGCGTTGAACATCTTTACCACTGACGGCCCAATACTCGCGAACCACTGCGCCATATCCGTGAGCCGTGGCATCATCGTCTGCCCGGCGGAAAGCGCGACTGCCTTGAACACCTCCTTGGCCTCAACCATCGCACCCATGTACTTGAACATCGACTCAACGCTCTGCCCGGTGATCTGCATATCTAGGGCTTCTTGCTTTGCCTTGATATCGGCGAGCATCTCAGCATTGAGCCGTCCAAACAGTAATGCACCCTGCCAGCTACGCCCGAGGAGCTTAGTCGCCTCCAAGTTGCGGTCGGTGCCAGCCTTCATGCTGTCCAAATGCGTAATCACGTTCTGCATCACCACCTGGGCGTCGAGAAGGTGCCCGCTAGAGTCGCGAGTGGCGACGCCCATCGTGTTGAACGAAGCCTCCTGCGTGTTCAGCCGCATGGTCAAGCGTTGCACGACGTTTAGGTATTGCTCGCTGCTAGAGCCGATCATCTCCAACCCAGTGGCGAGCGCCTGGGCGTCCGCGCGCGAGATGCCGAGCACGATGGAGAGCTTGTTGACCTCCTTGGTCAAGGTCATCGTCTCCTCGATCGCGCCACCGAAGAGCTTCCCGCCCGCCAGGACGGCGATGACGGCGACGAACGCGCCCTTGATCTGGTTGACCGTCTCGGTGAACTTACCTCCCGCGGAGGTCAGACCGTCGAAACTGCTCGTGGTGTCGGTCGCGAACGTGCCGAACCGGTTCTTCAGCTCCGCGATCGCCGCGGTGGCCTCATCGATCTTGGCACCGATAACTACTTCGGCGCGGTTGCTGTCTTCAGCCATTCTTCTTTACCCTTTCTGCCTGGATGCCTGCACTGCCGAATGCTTCGAGGTAGCTGCCAAGATCCTTGCCAGGGGGGCGCGGATCACCAGGCTTCAGCTTCGGCTTAGCGTCGGGCGCGGGCATCCCGAGCGCCACGGCGATCGACGCCAGCACCAGACGCAGGGGCGGTGTGATCTTCCACAGCTTCACAAACTCGTCTGCTCGCGGCAACGTCATCTCCTCGTCCACGTACTCCCAAGTCCACCCTGTCTCAACGCAAAACAGGGCATACAGCTCGCCCCACGTCATTGGGGCAGCGTCTCCCCCGATGCGGGCACCTCCCGTTTCGTGAGGCCAGCGGTCCCCATCACCGCGCCGAGCACCGCACCGAAGTTGCCGAAGTCGAGAATATCCGCTACCTCATCCTCGGTCGTCGCCGGGTAGTTCCGCTGTAGCGCCGCGAGCGTGAGCCGAACCAGCACGCCCATCTGCTCAACGCTGGGCATCGCGCCCGGCGTCACTTCCTGCAGAACGGCAATGCTAGGCGCTAACTCGCGCAACGCCTTGAAGTTGAGCGGGGCGACCTTGTACTCCTTGTCGCCCATCCGCACCCATACACCACCCTTGTCCGCCCCCGGTAGGGCGACGTGGTTCTCCACGACTTGTTCCATGGCTTTTCACTCCTGTTGTTTTATTGGTTGAACTGCGATTACAGATCCTGCAGGCTGAGCTTGCCGATCGTGTTGCTCGCGTCGGCATAAGCCTCGAAGTCGAACTCCTGCACCCAGAAATCTTCCAGCTTCGAGGTCAGCGTCAGCTTCGAGCTCATGCACGCGTTCAGCTGCAGCGTGAGCGCGTTCGACTGGAAGGTCTCCGTCAGCACCACGAGGAACTGCGGCGCTGAGCCGAGAAGCTGGTTCACGAGCACGATATTCGATCCGTTACCCGCATCAGTGTAGTTGTAGCTGATTAGCACCGCGACGTTCATCGTCGCATTGAAACCGTAGTTGCCAGTGGTCTCGTTGCAGGAGTAGTTGTTGTTGCCGACCGGGACACCCGTGACGCGCTGGAACACCTCTCCCGTGGTTGCGTTCGAGACGCCAAGGTCCTGCGCGAACGTCGCGTTGTGCACGACGACCGCGAAGTTGCCGGCTGGCAAAGCAGACTCCGCCACCGTCGTTACCACCTCACCAGCGGTCACTGCAGCCTCGTTGAAGAACAAATCGTTGAATGCCTGGGCATTGAACTGCGCAAATTTTGCTTTGCCCGTGATCTTCGCTGTGCCGCGGCCGATGGCCAGTGGGTACTGGTACTGGCCGAAGAGCTGCTTCGTGGTGAACGAGATGTCGACCGAGACATCCTGCAAAGCGCCGAAGCGGACCGGGGTCGGAGTGGCAACCCCAGTCTTACGACCGAACATTATCCCCGATCCAAATGCATAGGCGGGAGTCACGCTCATGATAATTCTCCTCTAAAGGGTACTGCGGTTAAATCGGTTGCTGCGAGTTTCTCAGCACCCAATAATTTTTTGCGGTTTATATTCGCCAACCGCGAAGCTTCAGTCATTTTTGCTTGATGGGCTTGTCCCTCTGGTGTTTTTGCATATGCTTTTCTTTTTTCCGACCACTGAGCGCAGATCTCGGTCGATGGTACGTGTCCAGCAGCGTGATTATTTCCTATATTTGCGGCGCTCATACGCGCTATTCCTTCGGGAGTCTTTTTATGCCCAAGAGCACTTTTATTTCCCCGCGCACCATCTGCAATCTTCATTTTAGTTTCTGCACTCGCTTTCCTTCCAACACAATTCTTATTCCCAGTCGAATTGCGTCGTGCAGCATCTCGTTGCGATTGCGGCATCGGTGCCTTACCATTTTTGGCGAATGCAGCTTTTATCGCCGCTCCACGCTTGGCTCTTTCTTCCGGACCTTGAGGGCGACCACATACACCTTCCCCGCCACTCGTCATGTTCGTTAGTGTGTAACCTTGCTCACGTAATGCTGCGATCAACTCTACTTCTCGCGCCAGAGCATGAGCCTCCGAAACGCATACAAATAACTCAATGCCGATGTTGTCTTCACCGTATTTCCGCACTACATTATTGTAGTACGGATTGCGTGACTTCAGGCTGTTGGCTCGAGTAAACAACCCTTTGCCAACGTAGAACGGCGTCCCGTCGGGCCGATGATGGACGTAGAGAAAGAGCTGTTTACTCATGATGGCACCAAAATACTCAAAGGAACAACCGCGACTTCGAGGTCCCCCAAATTACCTTCACTCGTCTCCACACTTCCCTCGATCCACGCATGAGATACAAGACCACCGAGCGTGCATACACCACTCTTCAAATCATCCGGCTTCAGCGCCGCATCGATCGCGTCGAGAATCGGGTTCAGCAACTGCGACGGGATCACCGAATCGTCAGACTGCGCTTCAGTGCGGACGTAAATATAAAGGTCCATCTCCAGCGTCCACTTCGGCGGGAGGCCACGAGTCTGCTTCACTGCCTCGCGGGTCTGTACTTGCATCATCGCAGGAAAGTCGGCCAGCTCCAGGTCATCCCAGTGATAGAGGCGACGCGACGTGTAGCCGAACGTCGTCTTGCCACCACTAGAAAACGTGATACCCGCGAACTTAGCGAAGATCGCGGCGTACAGAGTCTCGCGTGCAGTGATCATGGCTTGAACGCCTCAAGCAATGCCTTCTGCAGCTCGATGTTGATCACCGGCTCGAACTCCTTCAGCGCCGAACGCAGGAATGATCGTTCGGGCACGTGCATATGCATCGAGTGTGCTGCCACGTCAGCGTAGCCCTTCACGTACTGATTCTTGCTCTCACGCCCAACCCAGCGCGCGATCGTCGCGGCCTTGCCGGTCGCGGACTGGAGTGCCTGAGACTTGATCGCCGTGCTGATCCGCCGCACATGTGCCCGAACGCTCACTGTGCCGTCGAACCCGTACTCGTGCGCCGCAGCGTACTCGACATTCGTCCCGACGATGCCTTCGATCATCCCGGCCGAGCCCGACGCGCGCACTTCCTGGTTGATCGACCGGCGTAATGTCCCAGTCTGGACATGAAGCACCTCGCCGGAGAGCTTCTCCTTCACCCGCGCCTGCACCATAATCGTGAGGCGGTTCATCACCCGCACCACGCTCGTCGCCAGCCGCTCGGGGTACTGGGTGAGGTGCGCCATCAGCGCGTCCTGGCGGAGATCGATGGTGAGCTTCATATCGGCACCACCTTGCGGTACGGCCAGAGCAATCCCTGAACGGACGCCGGCATCGCCTTGTCGAGGTACGTGATATGCTCGTCGCGCAGGCTCTTGCTCGATACCCCGAGGTTGTCGCGCTGCTTCAGATCGCCGCCCACCAGCTCGATCACCGCCTGCTCCACCGGACCCGGCGCGTAATCGTAGGAGAGCGTCACATGCGCCCCCACGTCCGCGTTGTTGAACGTGTAGATCCCTCCCGAGAACGAGTAGTTGCCGGTCAGCGGAGTGTTGCCGCCCACCAGCGTGTAGGGGACGTTCGATGTGGCGTTGGCCACTCCGCGGTCCACCGTCGCGAAGCCGCCCGCCGTCGGCGTGATCATATTCGAAGCTGGGACGAAGTCGGTCTCGGTCGTCGTGTACCCAGAGACGTAGGTCAGCCCGATGTTCCGACGACCCATCGGGAAGAACGCGCCGCCGTACAGGAACACGTTGAGGTCGTCGAACTGGTACCCGGTCTGGACGCCATCCGCCGAGACCTGCACCGGCGTATTATCACCAAGCGTCAACGCGCCGACCGAGATAATCGGCGTGTTGGGCACGCGCATCCACGCAGACCCCGTGCCGTTCAGGCGCGCATTGGTGAACGCCTGGCGCTGGAACGGATTAGAGCACCAGTTGATCACCTGCGCGCTGTCGGCAATGATCAATCGCGCAATCGCCGGGTCAGACGTGTTCGCCGGGTTGGTCAACCCGAGGTAGTCCTTGACGCGCTGCACGCTGGTGAGGTTCACTTTCGCTCCTTACTTCCTGGTCGGTACGCCCAGGGTCTTCTTCTCCGGCCGCGGCATCGGCAGGAACCCGTGCGGCGCGATGTCGGCGGCGATGTCCGGCGGTCCCTCGATGAACCCGTCCTCGTCCGTTTCGAGATTGAAACCGCGCACACTGATCGCCCCCTTGCCGAAGGTGTCTTTGTATGTCGTCATGCTGTTCGCGAAACTGTTCTTACCCATGGCTTTTAACTCCTGTTTTAAGTTGAGAAAAACCAGACCGCGATCGTCTGCGGCCTGGGTTGGTTCACGGTGTCCTAACCGTTGGCGATGTTTGTGATGACTCCGATCGCCGGGGGAAAGTACTGCTGGAGCACGCCGTCCATGTAGACGCCGTACTCGTACTTCCTGCTCTTGAGCGGCCACTCGATCTGGTAGTAGTCGCGCCGCAGCCGCATCTGGGAAACGTTCGTCACGTTGCTCATCGGGTACGGAAGGCTCTTGGTATTGAAGAAGATCGTGCCAGGCGGCATGTTCGGGTGGATCCTGATCGGGATCTCCTTCGCGCCGTCCATCGAGAACTTGTTCAGGTACGAACGCACCATCGTGCCGCCAGCGATCATCCCCTGATCAGCGTTGAACACGAAACGCTGAGCCGCCGTCGCCGAGCCGGAGAGCACCTTGAGGCTGATGTTCTTCATCTCCTGCGAGTTGACCCAGATCTCGTCCGGCGAGAGCCGGTAAGAATCCCAGAAGTGCTGGAGCGCCACGTCGATCTCCACGACCCCGCCCGCGCCGTCGGAAGTCAGCGGCGTGCCCGTGCCCGCATTGCCCGTCGCCTGCACCCCTTGGTAGGAGTTCAGCGAGGCGTTCATCGCGAACGTCAGGAAGCCGTCGAAGTCGAGCGCGTTGGTGCTGTAGTTCGCGGCCACGATGCCCGCCGCCGTTGCCACGCCGGGCAATACCGCTGCGCCCGTGCCCACGTTGCTCGTGATCAACACGCTGTTGATCGTGGTGATTGCCCCGAGCGTCGGGGACGTACCCGCGTTGGCCCAGAACCACGCATACCCGACCGCACCCGCAACCGCCGCAGCCGTAGCCGAGATGGAGCCGACGTTGGTGCCGATCGTGCCGGCGTTCGCGGTTGCGTTCGCGCTCATCTGCGAGGTGCCCGCGTTGATCACGTCGACCGACGCATCCGCGTTGGTGCGGTTGTAGGTCTGCACGACGCCGGTCGTCATCGACGCGACGAGATACCCTTCGAACGTGAGCGCCATCACCGAGACGGTGTACACCGCGTTGTTGACCATCGTGCCGCCAGCATTGTTCGGCGTCAGCGTGACCGCCGGGATCGCCAGCGCGAGCGAGCTGTTGCCGCCGAGGATCATCTTCTCCTCCGCGATCATCATGCTCTTCAGCAGGTTCTCCACCGCGAGGGCCTTCACGTCCTCGAAGTTCTCGCCCGCGTAGTCGGCCTCGAACGTCACGTTCTGCTCCAAGCCCAGTCCTTTGTAGGCCGCGGTGTAGTTGGTGACGGTGTCCGCCGTGACGGCGCCACGGTTGCCTTGGCTGACGCCGGGAAGCACGCCACCGGAGTTG